ACCTAAGCGAGACAGCCCTTGACTGTTTAGCGATGGCGAATTGTGCACAGGCTGAAGGTTATGTGTTACATGGCGACCCATCGCAAAGCACGAGCGGTTCTGTTTCGCTTGGTTCATTTTCTGCTAGCGAAGGCGGAGCAAAGCAAACTGGTTTATTGTTTGACAAGACAAGCAGGTTTTTATCACTTGCAGGTTTAGGTTATAGAGGAGTACCGAGGGTAGGCAGATGAAACAAATACCACTGGAGATATTAAAAGATAAAGCAATGTTTTATCAGTATGCAGGGCAAGACAATTACGGAGTACCAACATATAACGATGAGGTGGAGCTTAAAAATATTTATATCGAGCCAGTAACAAGTGCATTTGTACAATCGCTTGGTGAAGGCGAACGCTATGAACTCACTTTGTATTATGATGCAGTGAACTCTAAACCTAGTGTACGATTTACCAATCTTGATAAAATTATTTACAATGGCAAAGAGTACGGAGTGCGAATGGTTGCTGATTATTTTAATCCGTATGATAACAGACTACACCATAGCGAGGTCAGACTGTATGGAAATTAAAGTAAAGCTAGAGTTTGATGTTGACAAAATCAAGAAACAGAAACAAGGGAACTTGGACAGGACGCAAGATTTTTTAGATCAGCGAGTTTTGAACGACAGCAACTATTTTATTCCTATGCAGGAAGGCTTTTTGAAAAACAGCGGACACGTAGTTAAGCGAGGGCAGATAGAATGGTCGGCAGAGTACGCACGCAAACAATACTATGGACTACCAAACAAAAGCAAGCAAGTAAACCCTAATGCAAGCATGAAATGGTTTGAGCAAGCAAAGGCTAGGAAAATGAAAGAGTGGGAAAGGATAGCAAACGGTGAATATAATAAATGATGTGAAAAATTATCTTGATGGCTTAGACTTAGACTTGTATGCACCGATAGGCTTAGAGGCATTTGGTTTATTAGCCGAATCGATTGTTATCCGTAGCGACCCATCAGAGGCAACAGTAACAGAATTTATTGACGGTTCTTCTACAGGTAGGCAGTCAATAAGTTTCTATGCAAGAAGTAAGGCACCGACAAATGCAATAGAGGCATTAGTAAAAATTAAAAACGCATTAGACAAAACAGAACTGTCTTTGACTGATGTATTATGTATACGAGTAACACCAAGGACGCTACCAGCAATCGTTGAAAAAAACGACACGGGCGAATTTGTGTACACGATGGTTGTCGACATTGAGTTTGACAATAACAATAAATTTTAATGAGGTAAGAATATGGCAGTAAGCGATGGAACGATGTTAAAGAAGCACCATGTAGGTTTGTGGATTAATAGTGGAACATACGAAGCCCCGAAATGGGTACGCATAAAAAAATCTACAGAAAACACAATCACAATGAACGCAGAAACACGAGAGGTTGACTATATTGTTGACGAGAACCCAACGACAATTTTGGATAAATACAAGCCTTCCCTTTCCCAACCGATTGTTATGTACAAAGGCGAGCCTGACTTTGAATTTGTGTTTGATAAGTTTTTCAAACAATCAGTCGGAGCAGATGCAGAGGGCGAAGTGCTTATCGTTTTTTATGGAGCTGATGGAGTCTCAGGACGAGCGAAGGCATGGCGAAGCAAATGTGTATTTACAATCGACAATCTTAATCCAGTTGACTCTACTATCACAGTGGGCATTGACTTTGCAGGCACGACCGAGAAGGTAGAAGTGGATACAGACTTGAAAATTCACGAACTTGACAGCGCAGATGTAACAGTCGACCAAATTATAAAAGTCGTTGACGGAGCAGAAGAAGTTGAAGGTGCTACCGTTGAAATTGACGGAGTGAAGAAAACTACAGACGAAGAAGGTAAGGCGACGTTTAAGCTTATTAGTGGCGAGACATACGCAGTTACAGCATACAAAGATGTTGACATTGCATCGGACTTTGTTACTGTACCAGATGAAGAATTTAGTTTGGATTTGGATATTGCATGAACCTAGCGAAAGCATTCTTGCCTGAGGCGGTAGAAGTCTTGGGCAAGTATTATAAAATACACACAGGACATTCTTTTTGGTTTCGTTTCTCACAGTTATTAAACGAGGATAAACTTTTTTTGCATGATGTAGATTTTTTATACGATGGTGAAATCCCCGAGGACAGGCAAGCAGGCTTTGATGCCTTGTGTAAATTTTTTTATGAAAAGAAAGAGATACCACGAGGCGAAGGTGGAGAAAACATTTTAGACTATGACATTGACGCTGAACTTTTATACGCAGGTATTTTACAATGTTACGGTATAGATTTATTTGATGAGCAATATCATTGGCATAAGGTGCGAGCGATGATTGTAGGGCTACATGGAACGAAGCTAAACGAAGTGTTTGGGATCCGCAGTTGGAGCGATACAAAAAACAAAGAGGCAATGAAGTTGAAAAGAGAATGGGCATTGCCAGAAAAAGAAAACAAAGAGGCTATAGACTTCTTTGATAAGTTTGGAGCGTAGAGAATGGCAGACGGCAAAGTAACGATAGATACAGAGTTAAATAATAAAGGACTAGACAAAGGGCTCAAGGATTCGGGCAGTAAACTAAAAGACTTTGC